CTTGTTGCCATTGTTGTTACCCTTGTTCGCGTTGTTGTTGGCAGGCTTGTTGTTACCCTTGTTCGCGTTGTTGTTGGCAGGCTTGTTGTTGCCGTTATTGGCCTTGTTCGCGTTGTTATTGGCAGGCTTGTTGTTGCCGTTGTTAGCGGGCTTGTTGTTGTTGCCCTTGTTGTTGCCGTTGTTAGCGGGCTTGTTGTTGTTGCCCTTGTTCGCGTTGTTGTTAGCGGGCTTGTTGTTGCCGTTGTTAGCGGGCTTGTTCGCATTGTTACCCCCGGGTCCCATGCCATTCTTATTACCGGCATTTTTGAGGGAGTTGTTCAGCGCCGCAGAAGCGTTGAAATTATTATTAGCCTTGTTGGCGTTTGCCTGATTATTCATCTCGTATATTAATAATTGAGATTTTATTTTGCTATCCCCCTCTTCTTGAGAGCGGCTTTCAGTTCACTCATAAGTTTGGCCCGCTTCTCATTTATTACGGGCTTTCTGGTAGGTGGAGGTGGAGGTGGAGGTGGAGGTGGGGGTGGGGCTTGGGAAGATGGTCTGGTGACCCTCCTATTGTTATTTGGGCTGGCTGTTACCAGAACATTTTTACAAATACGGATAAATTTTTTGGTGTTACTGGCTTTGTTTCTCAGTACGGCGAAAATCGTTTTCTTGATATCCTTCTCAGTTAATTTTACGCGTTTTCCGTCGACATCTTTAGTTACCCTAATACCCAACTTCTTGGCTTTGTTCCTGAGGTTAGTGGGAATCATTGTAATAGACTTAGAAATTTAAATTGTAATGAAAATATGACTGAATGGAAGGACGACCTTCATGAAACAAACAAACTTATACGCGAGGTTATATTACCTCACATGACAAGAATGGAAGCAGAGCTTCGTTCCTTGAGAAAGCATGTATGGCCATATGTTCAATCAAAGAATGAACGAAGTCAGCTTGATAATATTGAGCAAAAGAGAGATTTTCTTCAATATCTCGATAATGAAATGATTGTGGAACTGTTAAACATGAAAGCCAAACTATCAAAAAACAGTGGTCTTCAGGGTAGAGAATACGATCTCATCACATTAAAAAAAATTGTTGACTGATAGTAGTAAACAATGATAAGTACATCCTTAATTATGGGATTTTTCAAGATCCCAAATATCATGTCCAAGGAAGGACGACCTATGCCCAAGACGGACCTTAAGTTATTAACAGTCAGTGTATTCGTCACCCTGATATCTCTATTCATCGGGCTGAAATATGTTCCCAATAAAACCAACTATGCCAAGGGTTTAATGATTCTCGGATCCGTTGGGTGTATCTTATCTTCTGGTCGCGTCATAGAAGATAGCCGAAGGCGGTGCAAACTCTAAAAGAAATCATCAGTCCTATACATATTAACCTCAAATGAACCAGTTTTACCAGTAACTGAAACTGCTTCATTTCCATATAATTCCTGACAGCCTATATCCTCCATACAATCTCTTGAATTATGACTCAATGGCACTGGGTACAGATTGTGGTCACCGGTAGTCGTGTAATAATGATACCTATCTCTTCGACCCCGCACCTCCTTCCCGTATAAAGGCATCGTTTCTTCATTTGGGCCAGTTATGATGCCCATCTGTTGCATGTGACCGGGCTTGTATTTTTTAATCGGTGGTCCTCTAAACTCGGGTTCACGACGCGTTTCCACAGGCCTGGGTGGGACGGGTACTATGGTTCGTACTGGAACTCGGACAACCTTTGGATTGTACCACATATATCCTACAAACACAGTGAGTAAAATAAGAGCCAACCACAAGGCTTGATTCTTTGTCTTGTTCTTCATATACTATAGTTAAGGAAAATCTTTTACATAAAGACATGAAGGTCTTGGCGATCGATATAGGATACCATAATATGGGGTTAGTGTCTGCCGAGTTTGAAGATAGCCCAAAAATTGATGTAAAGTACATGAAAAAGGTAAGTCTCGAGGACTATAAGTATATACACACAAATGACTTTGTTGACCTCATCCCTTTATTTGTTGAAGATCACCAAGATATATTTGATTCAGCTGATAAAATACTTATAGAGAGACAACCACCCGCGGGTTTCACAAATATTGAGATTCTATTAAATTACATGTTCAAAGATAAGGTTATTTTAATTTCACCTGTGAGCATGCATATGCATTTTGGTATGAGACACTTGGATTATGAAGAGCGAAAAGAGAGAACTGTGCAAATAGCTGAAAAATATCTAGATGATGAGATTCCATACGAAAGAAAACATGACATAGCGGATGCTTTTTGTATGATTGTGTATTTTAACTTCAAAGTTACAACTCATATATTCGACAAGTTTAGATATTTTCCTAAGGTATAGTATATGCCAACAGTAAAGCAACTCCAGAACGCAAAAAGTAAACTTAAACCCACGAAGAGATCCAGGGGTAATAGTCCTAAAATACCCAATAGGCTTAAGTATATCATCATACGGGTCGATAATCGTAAAAAGGCTGACAGGGAGATGTTTTCTAGGGTTCAGGAACTGATTCGTGAGAAGAAGAAGTGAGCTTTTTATCAATAATTTCTAGTGAATTCGCAACAGAGTTGAACATTTCAAAAACATCGTTCATATTTTCCCCTTTGATGAGATCCCGTATCTTTTCGATATTGTACTCAATAGATTCCTTCTCCAACTTATTCTTTTCTATCCACACTTCGAGAACTTTGTAAAGACCCCCAATTTTCTCGTCGACTGATTGAGTAAAATGTTCAATTGCACTGTCGAGTGCATTTATTTCTTCTTTGTAGTACACCTTCTGTTTTTTCAAAATATCCCGTTTGGTCGCAGAGTCTGTTTTATCGATTTGGGATTTTGATTGTTCAATTTTTTGTTCTATTTGTTCCACATTAAAGATGTATTCCCTGTGTTTAAGATTCTTAAGTTCTTCCAACCTCCTAATTTCTGTTTTTATCTTAACGTCCATATAGTTTTGTAATCGTAAAATATCTTTAAATTACTTCATAGCTTTTTTGAATTCTTTAATAAAGAAATCAAAGTGTCCGATTCTGTACTGCACGACTGCCCACAATAAGAAGAATATAGATTTCGTCATTTTATTAACGTCGTTATCTTCCATCTTATAAATTGGGCCAACCAGACGCCCCATAAATGTTTGCTCTTTCTCCTGACCAGTCATAGACATTTCCAGTTGAGTCAGTGCACATGTGTCATCATTCACACTCCAGTGAAAAAAGAGAAATGGAATAAGTAAGGAATAAAACTCCAGGTTTTCACGGTTATTTGTGAAAGGAACAATCAATATGGCTATTATAAAAAATGCGTGTAGGAAGAAAATTATATTCATTTATACTATACAATGGTAAAAGAAAAAATTGTATGGAATGATCAGCATGAAACTATACTGAGACAATGGGGTGAGGCATCCGCATGTTACAGATTTATGCATCATAAATCATTCTTATTGTATAAAAAATTGAGTTTACGTTTTTCACTTCCTGTTATCATACTTTCAACTATTACGGGTACAGCAAATTTTGCGCAGTCGACTCTACCCCCAAGTATTCAACCGGCCGCCCCATCGGTTATAGGTGGTTTGAATTTGATCGCTGGTCTCATCGCGACGATCAGTCAATTTTTAAAAATTAATGAGTTAATGGAAAATCACCGAACTGCGGCCTTATCCCATGGTCTTTTATCGAGAAATATACGTCTCGCATTAGCTTTGCCACGAGATGAGCGTAAGAAAGATGGTTTGAAATTCGTTGAAGATTGTAAGGCTGAATACGATAGGCTTCTTGAACAGTCACCCGCTGTACCTTCTAATGTATTAACGGAATTTGAGAAAGAATATCCATTTGACAATATATTCACAAAACCAGAAATCTTAAATGTACGGTCTATTCCCAATTTCAAAGGACCAAAGACTGTAGAACCACTTCATGCTATAATCAAAAACACACCACTCGAGCGAGTGGGGAAGCTATTCAAGAAGGATATTGTCGAGGAAGAGGAAGAGGAAGAATCTAACGAGGAAGAGGAACAGGAATATGATGAGGAAATAGCGATAGACGACGAACGAGATACAGTAGCAAAATAAACATAGTTAAATTTATAACAACACCACATGCAAAATATGGTAGAATTTTCCTTCTTAAAGGTTCTACGATACGTTTATGTAGTGCGTCATTTTCGAGTACTAAATCTATCGCCTGATTAGTAATATCATCAATGGACTCTTTCATTAAAACAATTCCACAAAAAAAAGTTGAGAAAAAAACACTAAAAACGATTCATGGTAAACAGATAGAACTTGTTCGTAAGTACATAGGAGAAAACAAGAATGTGTTCATCTGTGGTGCGATTGGTACGGGTAAAACGTATGTACTGGAAGCTGCCCTCGAAAATCTCAGATATGTGGAATTACAAAGCGAACATCTAAAGAGTAAATCACTATTTCTACCATTCATAAAACCAACTACGAAACATGTGTTCATAGAAGATTACGAACCCGTTTTTAAACCAATCATAGAACAGGTATCTGATGGTGATAAGTTGACACGTGGATGTTTAATAGTAACATCTACGAATATGTGTATGTTTCCTAACTTTGAAACAGTGTTTATTCCTAGACATAAACCTAGTGTACTTTTGTCACTGACTGATAAAAATGGAGATGATGCATATTCCGCCGCGTATAAAAGTCAAGGAAATATCCGAAACTTCTTTTCGTACCTCGACGGGTATGACATGATGGATGATTTCAAAACACCTAAAGAGTTTATATCCGAGTTTTTATCCAATCGAGAACCAATCGAAATACTCGACAGTGTTGCTGAGCATGGTCATATGTGGGATATTTTTCAGGAAAATTACATAGATTCTAAAGGTGTGAATTTAATCAGAGCGACGGAATCTTTCAGTATCGCCGATATGTATGACAGTCACATTTATCAGAGAGGGAATTGGAACCTCATGCCGTATTTTGTTCTTCACGCTCTGACGATACCTAAAACGTCTCTAGGTGAACCACTCAATAAAGATAAGATACGACCGGGGAGTTGTTGGACCAAACAAGGAAATTATAAAATGCGAAAGCAAAAGTATAATGAGATTCGACGAAAATCTAGAATAGGTCTGGGGGTCGAAGAATTATGCCTATTAAAGACCTATGCGGAGAAAGGTGATATAACAAAATTAGTAGACTATAATATCACACCACAAGATTTCGATGTGATAAATCACCTCGCTGTTGGAAATGGCTTAAAACAGAAGGATGTAACAAGAGTAAAGAAAGCATTGAAGAATGTCTACGAAGGAAGAAGAAATTGAACCCGTCGAGGAATGTGTTAAGATCATCGGTAACGAACTCCTATTCTATGGTGACGTAGACCGTGAAAATGCGCTCATGTTCGTCGAAAAATTTAAGAAGCTTGAGATTGAACTTCTTAAAAAGAAAGCTGAACTGGTTGGATACGAACCACAGATTCGTGTCCACATAATGAGTGAAGGTGGTTGTATATTTGCCGGTATGAATATGATGAATGTTCTCGAAACTTCACGAGTGAAAGTTATAACCATCGCCCAAGGTTCTTGTTGCAGTGCCGCCACTTTCGTCTTACTCGGTGGGGCTGAAAGACGTATGGGGAAGAATGCATATATCCTCATCCACCAGATTTCCACTGAGATGTGGGGTAATTTCCAAGAACTTAAACATGAACTGAAATCTACTGATAAGTTTATGAAAAAATTAAAACAAATGTATCTTGAGAAGACCAAAATTCCTGAGAAGGTTCTAAAAAAATTAATGAAAAAGGATATTTACCTTTCCCCAGAAAAATGTCTTAAATATAAGATTGTTGACGTCCTTGACTGATCAGAACAGAACGTCTGTACAAAGCCAAAATACATAAAATTATAAACAAAATAGAAAACGTGTTTAAATTTAAAGGCAACGATGTGCTTTCTGGAGGCCTAAGTCGTTCCATTCTACCATAATTTACAACTGGTATCTCTGACATCTACTTAGAGTTGACATTTTATTATCGTACAATGGAACGCCTTATCCACAAAGATAAACTGAACCGCGAACGTTACACCGACATCAAAGTCGAGGACTTAAAGGATGGAACTGCGGATATCGTGAAGATCTCTGGCATTGTTGGGAATGACAAGTTTTCTGTGTCACGAACCAATGTCAAAACTGGTTACGAAAAGGCTCTCAAGAGAGCTCAAACCATGTGGAACAATGAACGTACCAAGGCTACGTCCGTGCTTCCCATGTTGGCGAATAAATGGGAAGATCGCCAGAAATACATCTCTGAGCCGTTCTATGTTCAACCCAAACTTGATGGTGTTCGCCTACTCGTCTCCAAAGATGGTGGTATCTCAAGAACTGGGAAGATCATCCCCGGAACCGAGGTTCTTGGGAAGGGTCTTGAACCGGGTCAATACGTTGATGGTGAAGCCTTTGACCCTAACCTCAACTTTGAGGAACTCACGAGTACTTTCAAGACTGACCCTCTGAAGCTCAAGTTCCATGTGTTCGATTTCTTTGATTTGAAGAAGCTTGGCATGACCTTCGAGCAACGCTGGGAGTATGTCAATGATTCTGTCTACAATCCTCATTACGAATATGTCAAAACGACACTCGTAAAATCCAAGAAGGATCTTCCTCTCATGCATCAAAATCATGTTGAAGAAGGACACGAAGGCACCATGATCCGTGATAGCTTCAGTGTCTATGAGGTTGGTCAGCGAAGCAACTACCTCCTCAAGCACAAGGATTTCCAGACCGAGGAATATGAAATCACGGGTGCCAAGACTGGTCACGGTCGTGACGCAGACGCAGTTGTTTGGGTCTGTAAAACCCAAGATGATCGGGAATTCACAGTCAGACCTGAGGGTAC